ATCTCGCCTTTCATGCGTTCCGCTTTAGCTTCCGCTTCTCTTCTGATACGGTCGGCTTCGATTTGTGCACGAAGAAGAACCGAACTAATGGCGGCTTGCTCGTTCTCTTCACGTACCTTTGCTTCACGTGCTTTAGTCTCTGCTTCGATTGCTTGGCGTTCTTCGGCTACTCTAACCTCAAACTTTGCCATGCTCCAAGATTTACGGAGTGCATCGGAGAATGTCGGGTACTTTGCACGTGCATTGTTATACAAGTTGTGTGCTCTCTTCATTATCTGGCTTAAATTGTAGCGTTTCATATCCGTAATGTTTTATATTTCGTTTATGATGCAAATGTAATATAAAACGGTACATTGAACCAAATTAAAAGAAATATTTAACATTACTTTAACCGAAAAATGTAACGTTATTACGGTACATTTAATAATAATTCTTATATTTGTACCGTAAACTAAAACATTACGATATGGATTTAAGAATAAAGGAAGTTATAAAAGAAAAAGGCATGACCATAACAGAGCTTGCCGATAAGATGGGAATAAATAGAGTGAATCTGTCTAATATGGTTAATGGTAACCCAACAGTCGAAACATTAAACAAAATAGCAGGTGCTTTGGAAGTTCCAGTTACTGAACTCTTTGAGCAACCAAAGTCTGGAACCGCTTCTCTCACCTGTCCCCATTGTGGAAAGAATATCAATATCAAAGCAGAATGACTATGAATGAAGAAATGAAACAATTATTGAATGAAGTTGATACGCTCAAGGTTCAGTTATCAACCTTGCGCCCACTTCCTGAAGAAGCACTGAAAAAGGTTCAAGATGCTTTAGATATTGAATATACTTATGAAAGTAACCGCATAGAAGGCAATACTTTAACTTTGCAGGAAACCGCCCTAGTAGTAAATGAAGGAGTTACCATATCCGGTAAATCTATGCGTGAACATTTGGAAGCTATCAATCATAGCGAAGCTATTGATTATATCAAAGATATAGCGAAGAAGGATATAGAGATAAGCGAACGTACTATCAAAGAAATACACGCTCTTATTTTGCATGGAATAGACCGTGAAAATGCCGGGAAATATCGTACCGTTCCCGTTATGATTTCCGGTAGTACCCACATGCCGCCACAACCTTATTTAATACAGAAGCAAATGGAGGATTTTATGATAAAGTACCGGCAGATGGAGGAAGAAAAAGTACATCCGGTACTTATAGCCGCATATCTTCACGACGAACTTGTACGTATTCATCCGTTTATTGATGGAAACGGGCGAACGTCACGTTTATTGATGAATCTTTATCTTTTACGGAATGGGTATACATTGGTTACTTTAAAAGGTAGCAATGAGGATAAAATAAGTTATTATAAAGCACTGGAAGAATCTCATACAGAGAATAAGCCGGAAGCCTTTCAAAAACTTGTTGTTGAGGCCGAAATAGCCTCTTTACAAAGATATTTGTCTATAATGCAATAGGGTATGAATACAAATGAAATAGATAAATTGAGCTTTGCAAAAGCTCATGCCTTGTTTGAAACTGGAGATATAGATCGTATTGAGGTGGGAACCGTAAAGGGATTGTGTGACATACACCGTTATTTGTTCGATGGGTTGTACAGGTTTGCTGGACAGGTGCGTACGTTGAATATAGTAAAGGGAAACTTTCGTTTTGCTAATTGTATGTATCTTGATGTGATGCTCCCAGTAATAGAAAAGATGCCGGAAACGAAATTTGAGGAAATCATTGCTAAATATGTGGAAATGAATATTGCCCACCCGTTTATGGAAGGCAACGGCCGTACTATGCGCATTTGGCTCGATATGATACTTAAAAAACGTCTTGACATGGTGATCGATTGGCAGAATGTATAAGGTTCTCTATTGGCAAGCTATGGAAAGAAGCCCGATTAACGACCTAGAATTGCGGACTTTGTTACATCAAGGATTAACCAACCAGGTAGATGATCGAGAAGTTATATTTAAAGGTGTTACACAATCTTATTATTATGAGGGTTACGAACCTGAGTAATCTAGAGAATAAATTCGTTTTGTTCTTATTATGGAGATTGGAATAGAAAGTGAGGAATAATACAGAAATATTTATGCGTCAAATAGAAACAAAGGGTATGATGGAGCAATTTCAGGCTCATCTAAATAATACAAATAACCAACGAATTATTTTTTCAGGTTGTTTTGGAAGTGGCAAAACTACATTTTTAAATAATTTTTTTAATGATCCAGCACAACAGGAAAAATATTACGTATGTAAACTATTCCCAGTAAATTATGTGACTTCAACTAATAAAGACATTTACGAGTTAATAAAATTCGACATATTAATTCAATTGTTGGGGACTGGGATTACGATTGAAAGAACTGATTTTGAAAAAGTTTCTACAATATGTAGGTCGGTGAAAAGTAATGCGCTTAAGTTATTGCAAAGTATATTGGAAGTAGCATCACTTATTGATGAGAATACAGTAAAGTTGGGTAAAGCAATAGAAGTGATTGCGAATATATACAAAGACTACAAGGATGATTCTCCAAAGACTAAAATAGAACAATTTTTAAACGATTTAGAGAATGAGATAGGTACTAGTTATGAAATGAACGACATATCTAATTTGATAAGAGAAATGCTTATTAAAGCTAGCAAATTAGAGAATAAGCAAAAAGAAACTATTTTGTTGATAGATGATTTTGATCGTCTTGAACCATTACAGTCTTTTCGTTTGTTAAATATTTTGTCTACAAATGACAATGAAACGGGTACAGGAGAGAATAAATTTGGGTTTGATAAAATTATTATAGTATGTGATATAAATAATTTGCGTGATTGCTTTGTACATATCAATGGAACCAATAAAGCTTTCAATGGATATATTGATAAATTCTATTCAACGGAAATCTTTCGTTTTGATATAAGGAATGATCTTGTGAAAGTCATAAATATTCTATTCAGTCAAATAAATATGCCGCCTGATGTAAGAAGTGAATTTTTTGAACGTTATCTTGACATTATTCAGGTAATGATTAATTGTGGGGAAATAAATGTTAGAACAATAACAAAAATTCAAGAGGCACATATTGAGATAATACCAACAAAGACTCTTGACGATTTTCATAAAACGTGTAATTATGCAGGATTATTATTTCTTGTTTTGAAAAAAATGTTTGTAGATGATTATGAAGTTTCTAATGCGATATCAGCCTGTTCTATACAAGAACCATTATCTCCGTATAGGAAGAATTTTACAGCTATAAATGAAGTATTATGTCTTTTATATCCATCAATAACGGAGAAACAACAACATGAATTATTAATTTATGATAATAAATATACATTCAATATTCAAAAAACTGCATATTACTCATATTGGAAATTAGTTGCTGTAAATGGTGTTACAGATTATTATGCACTTACATTTCCTGTATTTCATCTGTTAGATAGAATTAAATATCAATATTTGAACATTCCTAAGTCTTATGAGTGATGTGGTAAAAATAAATGTTAATATGATTGTAGCCATATCCGAAGAATTGCTGTTTAAGCTAGTAGAATTTGCAGAAAATTTGGGTCGTAAAAAAGAACGAATTAGCTTATTCAAAGAATCTCAATTTATATCTCAAAATCAGGCACATATCCGGTATGGCAAAGGAAATGTTACTAAATGGGTAAAAGCTGGCATAGTGAAGAAATATAAAGATGTTGATGGAAAGTTACGTTCCGGCGTCCGTTATGATGTGCTTGACCTGGAATCAGCCGCTTTTAAATGTAATTATATGAAAGAACTTTCTCCTTTGGCAAAGGCTGAAATGAGAGAAATAATAAGCCCCGTTCCTTGATTGGTTCGGGACTTTTGTTTATACTTAGCCATTAAAACTATAATTTATATTCATCATTCAGACGTTTTATGATCCTTTTTATTGTTGAGGCTGATAGCTTATGCTTGTTTGAAAGAAAGTCCCGAATTTCGGCTTCTTTTCGTCCTTCTGCAAGCATATCTCTATACTCATAGAACATATCAAGATACATTATATCATCTGCGCTCACTCCGTTTCTGTTCATTGTAGCGAGTAGAAAGCGGCTTGATGCTAAAACCTCATATACTTTCATCTGCTTTGGGAATATAAGGTAAGAAATCAAAGCCTTTAAACTCTTTACTGTTGATGGTATGAGTTACCTTTTGTTTATCAGAAAGACCTATAATTCGGGAAACTATATTGGGGTTAAACGCACCAACAATAGCACCTTCTAATTGTTGTGTCCTGATGACATTCTCTATGCGTGTAATGACTACGGAAAAATCTTCATGACTACCTTTTTTAAAATCGTTCCAAAAGGACTTACTAACATCTAAATAAGCCATTAACCCGGTCAGAGAGTAAGGACGTTGTGTAGGGCTTTCTTCTTTTTCCTTTATTTCTCCTTTCGTTTTATTCTTGATTACTTTCCATGGAGTCCTGTCACAATAGGCAAAATACTCACAGGCTGCTTCCCACAACTGTTCAGGAGAAGCAAAACGCTTGCTTCTCCCATGCCTGTTTCTCAACTTCCAAAATTGGTTTCCTTTAGGTGCAGACATAACTAATGCTCTTTTAATTGTTTGATTAAATCCGCTTCTTCCTGATTCTTGACTACAACGGTCAATCCGGTAGAAACTTCTCCGGAATGCTCGGTGTTCTGTTTGTTCTTCCATCTGTCAGGAGCAAGGTTTGTGAGAAGGAATATTCCGGCTCCTACATTAGGCTCAACACGGACATTTTTTCTAACTTCCTTTTTCAACTTCTTTTTCTTGCCTTCCATGTAGTATTCGGAAGAAACTTGTTCGTATTCATACCCGATGGCAGACCTTGCAAGGGAAGAAACTACATTGCGTTCTAACCCGTTTTTGAAATCTTCTTTCGCCTTTTTTATAGCAGTCCCGAAAGTTTCATTTTCCATCCACCGGTAATAGGTACTCTTTCCGATTCCCATTACATTACAGAAGTCAATAAGCTTTGCACCGCCATAATCTATAAGTCCGTTTTCACATACCCAGTCAACGCACTTTTGAATTGTTTCTTCATTAAATTTTGCCATATCTTCAATAGTTTTTAATAATATATTATAAGCTTTCTAGGTTTTCAAGTACTTCAACTCGTTTTCCAACTGTGTTTATTTCAGTTACAGATACCACCGGATTAGGCATCATCTGGACTCCTTTTGCTACAGCTCTTGCTAACATATCCTCTCCCATGGTCTGATTACTTGATGCGGTGATGTTTATCGGAACACCGCCTCCCATTTGGTTAAATGAGGAAAGTATCGGAGCGAATAACTCCGTAGTTCTTGCTGTCATTACCGATTCTCCGTTACTTAGTTGTGCCGGTATGCTATCACTCGTTCCGGTTCCCGGCCCAGTAACTAGTCCACCGGTTGCAAACTTGGCGGATTTAATAGACTTCATAGCAGTTCCCATCATAGCAGTAACAGCACCAACAACAGTTCCAATGGCTGCAAGCATATCTATCCATGTTGCACTTGAACTGGTAGCCGTTTTAACAGCATTTGCAATAGCTACTCCCTGCGCTATGGCAACTTCTGCAATCGCTAATAGTTTTGCGGCACGTGCCATTTCTTCATTAGTTTCTCCTGCCAACTCCAACAAGGAAGAGATTCCACCAATAAGATTTCCAATAGCTTCTGATTTCTGTGTTTCGATTTCTACTTCTTTATCAGCTAGTTCTTTTTCTGCATCGAGATAGGCATTTTTAAGCTCCAGCTTACGAAGATTGAAAGCTTCTATACTTTCTCCTTCCATTTGTTGGATGGCGTCTAATTCCTCCTTTCTTTGCTTTAATCTGATACGATAAACTTCCGCTTCATCATTGTACACTTTTGCAATCTCGGTTTCATAGCGAAGTTTCATTGCATCCTGTTGCTTTTTCAGTAAGTCCGCATCATGTTGTTTTACAAGATCATCAATTTTCTTATTATATTTTTCACGGATGGCAAATTTCATCTGTTCGGTAAGTTCGGTATTAGAAAGGTCTAAATCCCGTTGCGCAATTAATTGCTGCATCTTCAGTTGATATTCCTGTTCGCTTCCTTTCTTTACAGATTCAAGTTGTATTTCTATAAGCTTCTGGCGGTTGGCAATTTCCTTCTGCAATTCTTCATCGGATAGCTTCTTTAGTGCCTGCTGTTTTTGTGCTTCTAATGAAGTGATTTGCTTATTGATGGCCTCTTTTGCTTTAGGTGTCAAATCCTCCTCCGTTTTAATACGCTTTTTAAGATCCTCTATCTGGCGGGAATACTGTAGTTCGATCTCTTCCGTTTGGCGTTTCCGGCTATCTTTTATCAGTTTTAAGGCTTCATCTTCTGCTTTCCTCAATTCGGCAATTTCTTTCTTTTTTGCTTCAATATTGGCAGCACTGGTGATACCCCCCGTTGCTTTGCTTGTAGGCTCATAATTCGTTATATCATTTATTTGTTTTCTTAGAGATTCAACAACAGATAATTGATTCATTCGCTCTTTCCAAGATTTGCTAATATCCTGATTTATTTCTTTATTAGTACGATCTAACCCTAGTCCTTGTCTAATAATTGAAGCATCTTTTAGTTCTTTATTGTATTTCTCGTTTATATCTATAGTCTTTTGGAAATATTCTTCCTCTTGTGCCAATGATAATTCGAGAATCTTTAGTTGATCTTGTTTTGCTTTCTCTAAAGCTTCATTGTCGGATATTCCCTGTTTAATATATTCTTTCCGAGCTTTTTCTATATCAATATACTTCTTTTTTGCCATGTCTGTCCCAATAGTCTCTCCTAATCGTTTTGCAATGGCTTCTTCTCTATTGGATATAGTTTCTACGGTATCAAACAGCCCTCTAACCTCTTTAATTAGTTCTGAAAGAACGGAGTTCACAAATAGCTTAATCTTAGTTGTCATTTTCTCAAATGATCCTCCGGTAGCATCAAACAGCAA